GCAAGACTTAGGGGCGGTGATACACAACAACAATGTCTATTCTGTTTACGGTGAATACGTCGCGGCGGGGGGGTATTCGCTTTCTGTTGACGCGGGGTCGTTCACTCTTGCCGGTACCGCCGAAAACCTCAAAGCCGCCAGGAAAGTAGCCGCCACAGGTGGAGCCCTTTCCCTTTCCGGCACGGCAATTGCCTTGGCAGCATTGCGGAAAATCACAGCTTCCACCGGGCCTATTATTCTCGCTGGCTCGGATGTAGGTTTAATAAAAACCGGTAATTATGAAATAGGGGCAGCATCGGGCGCGCTTATTCTTGCCGGGGCCGATGTTATTTTAAAAGTAGGGCGGAGAATGCCAGCGGCGAAGGGGGAAATTGCCCTTTCCGGCCAGGATATAGCGATCAGGAAAGCGCTGAAACTCGGCGCAGTTTCCGGTGCATATGGACTTGGTGGACAATCGGCGGAGCTTCTTAAAAAACTTTTAATTGTTTCGGATGCCGGTATTTTCACACTTAATGGACAGGCAATAGGCCTTTTAAAAGACCTTTTATTGGTTCCGGGGGTCGGGGTTTTCCAGTGTAACGGCCAGGATATAGCATTGACTTATAGTGGCGAAATGCCGCCCTCATTTTTGGCTTACATATATGCCATAATTGACGAATAAATATATGAACGAAGACATAAAAATTATAGTAAAAATAGTGATACGGACTCTTAAATTATTAATTGTTCTTTTGCAGAAATATTTGAAGGGCGAAAAGATAGATTGAAAATATTACTTGCAAAATAATAATCATGTGTTAATGCGAAGGAAATAACACTCTACCATCCGTATGAATACGATCCGGTTAGAGTAAGCAAGATCGCCGAAGGGCCTCTCTTGAATCATTTATTGATTTGAGTGGGGCCCTTTTTTATTGGGGAAAATCAAATGGCAACAGGCCAACCAAAGTCGGAATACGAAAAGACACATACTTCCATAATAGGCACGGGGCCGGATAGCAATCTTTCAAGGTATATTCAAGATATATGGACAGGCTTCAAGGCATCCCGGCAACCTTGGGAGATTCTTTGGGAAGAGTTATGGCGTAACTTCCTCGGCGAATACCAATCCTCTACCGTATGGAGAAAGGAAACAGAAGGTGTTGCGGGGAAATCGCAGGCCTTTGTTAAACTTACGGCCCTTAAATGCAACACAGCGCATTCCAAACTTATAGATGTTCTTTTTTCCGGCAGGGATGAAGTGCCTTTTGACCTTGAGCCGATTTATTTCAATGAACTTGGCTTGTCCATAGATGAGGCGAAGGATTATGCAAAAAAGGCGAAAGACAAAATCAGGGAGCATTTCAAGGATATTGAATTTGAGGAAATTGTTGACACGGGAATACTTGAACTGGCGATTCTCGGCACAGCAGTATTGAAAGGCCCCATTATCGAAACGCGGAAGAAACAGCGGATTAGGATGCGAACAGTAGGCGGCATTCCTGTGAACGAGCTGGATCAGAATGTTCAACCTTACGAAATGAGTGAGGAAATGGAGAATGTTGCTGTAATCGATCATGTTCCCATTTGGGAATATTACACGGATATAAATGCAAAGTCTCCCCAAGACGCCATTGGTGAAATTCATTTTCAAAGGATGCTTCCAGAGAAATTTCGCCAACTTGCATATCAGGGAGGATATATAAGGGAAAACGTATTGGCCGCTTCGAGGCAAGCAGCGGATACCGATCCCGAAGATAAAAGATACATTCAGCTTGGCGACAATTACATGGGCGTTCATGGGGTAAAAGATAAGCGCATAAGCTGTCTCGAATTCCAGGGGCTTGTCCCTGTGGGATATTTGCGGGAAGCCGGTTGCGGAAATATACCGGAAGATTGGGATGCGGAGGAAGACAGGGAGGCGATTGTTGTTCTCGGCGGCGATGGTACGGTTTTAAAAGTATGTCTCAATCCTCTTTCCAGGCGGCAGTTTTTTGTGTGCCCATATAAAAAACGTCCTCATGTGATTTACGGGGTAGGCGTGGCGGAAATGATGCGCGACAGCCAAAGGATTATAAATAGCGCAATCCGGCTTATAATTGACAACAAGGCCATTTCGGGTGTGGGTATGGTGGCGATTAACATTGACAGAATTAATACTCGCCGCACAAAAGATTTAAAAGTCTATCCAGCTAAAACCTGGTATGTGAAGGGCAATTTCGCGCCAAAAGAAGCTATTGACACGGTATCCTTTACTGATGTGACACAGGGGCTTCGGGAACTGGTCGAAATGTTTGAACGGTTCTCCGATGAAGAAACAGGAATCCCGAAGTACACAAGCGGCGAACAAGACACTTTTTTGAACAAGACCGCTGCCGGTATGTCCATGCTCATGACGCAGGCCAATATCAATCTCAAGACGGTATTGAAGAACGTGGATAATTACTGGATTGAGCCAATTGTGGAGGCATATTATTCATTAATTTCCGTTATGGAGGATACGCCGACAATCCCGCTGAAAGTCAAGGCAATGGGCTCTGATTGCCTCATTGCGAAAGAATTGAAGATGGAAAACTATATGAAATTCATGCAAGTGACTTCAAATCCGCAGGATGCGATTTTCATGGATCGCGTCAAGCTCATGAAGAATATTGCCCGCATACTTGAAACGGACGAAGTGATGCGCTCCGATGAAGAAATCAAGGATATTATGAAACAAATGACCCTTATGGGCCAGGCACCGAAAGACCTTCGCGAAAGAGTAGATATTGATAAGCTCTACAAATACATGACAAGGCTTGAGCAGGCCCAGGTCTTGAAGCAGTTAGGCATTGAACCGGACATGACACGAAAAGAACCGATAACCGATATTGCTCCACAGGGCATGGCTGTATATGGGGGTGAAGTATGAGCATCGAGGAATTGAAATTTTTCCCGCCATTTATCGCCTTTATTCGGGAAATAGAAGAAATGAAAGAGGATTATCGGGGCGTAGTGAGTGCGTCAGGTTCTATCAAAAAGATATTCCGTGCCCAGGGATCAATCGAGGCCATTGATAGAATTCTTGATAAGGCAGACGGCACGGGATTAGAGGAAGATACAAGTGAATAATCGGACTACCGCAATGTGATTGTGGCCCGATAATATACAAAAATGTGGATTACCTGTACTCAGGCCCACGCAAGGGGTGAATTATGAAAGACGAAGCGAAAAAAGATTTAAGCCAGGACGAGCAAATTGAACAGGCTCAAAAGGAATATGATGAGGAATTTGAACGGCTGGCGAGCGAGGAAGCAAAAGCGCAAAATGAAGATGAAGACAAAGAACCGGAAAAAGATGGAGAGTCCGAAGCAAAAACCAAAGAAGAGCAAGAAGGGCAAGAAGAACAAGAAGCGATAGAAGCTTCTCTCTCCGAGGAACAAAAAAGCAAGGATCACGGCTCTATTGAGTCGCTTGAAAAGGCCCTTAACGACACCAAGAGTTACGCTACCAAGCTCGCAGAGGAAAAGGCGGAACTGGTAAAGAAGCTCAAGGAGTACGAGGAAGGGAAGGCGACACAGAAGGAGGTTGAAGATCAGAAAAAAGCGACAGAGGACGCGAAAGATGACCTGGATAAAATCAAAGAGTCTATTTACGAAGACTATCCAGAGTTGAAGGCTATTTTAGACCCATTGCTTGAACAGAGCAAGGTGCTGAAAAAGACAGTCGAGGAAATCAGGGCAGGCCAGGAAAAGAAAGCGGCGGAGGATACGGCGGAAGCCGCAAGGAAGGCAGCGTTTGATGAATTTAATAAGAATGTCAAGCCGAAGATACTGGAAAAACATGCAGATTTTGACAGGATCGTTAGGAGCGAAGCCTACTGGAAGTGGGCAGATGAACAGCGTCCGGCGCTGAAATTCGCTGCAATGGATTCACCCGATCCAGAAGATATTGTCATGGCAGTAACGGAATTCAAGAAATCCGCTTACGCCGATAAGATTGAAGGATTTAAGAGTAAACAGGCGGAAAAAAAACAACAGATTTTAACAAGCGCACAGACCCTTCGGGGCGGATCAACCTCTTTTCCCTCAAGCGGGAAGAAAAGTGTTGATCCGAATGATTATGAAGCAGGCTGGAAAGAAGCAGAAGAGAAACTCAAGTCTGAGGGGATTCGTGCGTAGATCATTACAACCTAATGGGTTGTAATGCACAATCCATAAGGAGGATTTAAAAATGATTTACAATGATATATCTCCGCGAACTCAAGCATATGCGGACAGGAGATTGCTCACCAGGGCAACCCCCAACAATGTTTTAGGGCAATTCGGACAGGCGCGAGAAATTCCCCAAAAGGCAACAAACGTAATTAGATTTAGGCGCTTCAACAAGCTCGCCGCTGCCACTACGCCGCTTAGCGAAGGTGTGACCCCATCGGGCAAAGTGCTTACCAAAACGGACATTAGCGTACCGCTTGCACAGTACGGCGATTTCATTATGATTACCGATGTTATCAGGGACACCCACGAAGACCCTGTGCTGAAAGAATCGACTGATATTCTTGGAGAGCAGGCAGCGGAAACATGGGACTTGCTAAGGGCAGGCATTCTAAAGGCTGGTACCAATGTGCAATATGCGAACGGCGCGGCTCGTGACGCCGTTAATACCATCGTCACCACGACACTATTAAAGCGAGTGGAAAGGGCATTGCGCCGACAGGAAGCAAAGACTATTGCCGGTATTAACAAGGCAGGGCCGAATATCGGCACCCTGCCTGTGGCGGCCGCATATTTTGTGGTATGCCATTCCGACTGCAAATTTGATTTGGAGGGCTTGACAGGTTGGATACCCGTGCAGGCTTATCCGTCACAGGCCGGGGTGGTGAACGGCGAAATTGGCTCATGGGGAGCGTTCCGTTTTGTCCTCGACAATAACGTAGCGTCCTGGCCCGATGCAGGCGGCGCGAAGGGTTCAATGATTTCCACTACTGGCACTTATGCCGACGTGTATCCCATGCTGGTGTTCGGGAAAGACGCCTATGGGCTGGTAAGTCTGTCCGGCAAAAATGCGGTGCAGACTTACGTTAGCAATCCCAAGCCCTCCGACAGCGATCCGCTGGCCCAAAGGGGAACGGTAGGGTGGAAGGGTTACACGGCAACTGCAATTCTCAATGATTTGTGGATGCTCAGAATGGAAGTGGCGTGTACCTTATAGTAATTAACAGTTAAAAGGCAGGCGGGGTGAAAGCGCCCCGCCTGTATCCGAATAGAAGGAGGATAAAAATGTACGATAACATCAAAACCGGATATGTAACCGGCACAGGAGAGATTATAAACGTGGAGGTTGGCTTTCTTCCAAACTATGTGAAGCTCATGAACCTTGATGATGCGGGATCGCTCTATCCTACCCTTGAATACTTTTATGGGATAGGGGAGGGCTATGGCTGGAAGACAAAAAGCATAGTTGACAACGGCACCACGACAAACAAATCCAGCGAGAAGATCACCTCAAACGGCATTTCCCGATTCGCGGGCGAAGCGCCAGGGAAGCAGCTTACGGGCACAATTGCAATCACAGCAGCTTCCGCAGCCCTCACAGGCACAAGCACGGAATTCCTTACGGAATTGAAGGTGGGCGATATAGTGAGGGTGCAGAACCTTACAACCGGCGCATATGAGGAAATGGAAATTCTTTCTATTGCCTCAAAAACGGCGGCAACCGCAACAAAGGTGGCGTCTCAAAGCATTACTACCGGTAATCCCATTCGCGTGACCGGAAGATCGCCTGGGTTCGTCATCGGCAAAGATGCGGATATGAATGCTTCGGGAGAGAAAATATTCTATCTCGCGGCAAAATAGTATTTTGTGAAATTTCCCTAACAGGGCATGGAATAGTTTTGGCTGCTCCGTGCCCTACAATACAAGCCAATTGTAAGGTAAATACATACAATTGCAAGGGACACACATACAAAGGAGTAAATTATGACTATGTTCAAAACAGCGAGCGCGGAAAACAAAGAACCAAAAGAACATGCGGCAGAAGGAATTGACAATCTTAAAGAAGTAGAAAGAGAGCTGAGGGCACAGAAGAAAATTAAAATTATGATTCCATCAACGGAAACACAGCATGAACCTGTGCCTGTTCAAATCAATGGCTACGCTTTTCTAATCGAAAGAGACAAAGAGGTTCTTGTCCCGGAATCCGTTGTTGAGGTTTTGAGAAACGCGCAATTTACAACGTACAAACAGATAAAAAGAGAAGACGGCGAAGGAAATCAAATGATTCCGCTTACTTCATTGCGTTTCGCATTTCAGATATTGCCATAAGGCAGGGAGGCTTAAATGGAAGCCTTAACGCTGATAAACAGGGTGCAGAAAGAACTTCGATTGCCGCTTTCTTCGGGCGTTACAGACGCCCATGCGCAGCTTATTCTCAGTTTCATCAATACTGTGCAGCGCAAGCTCATGACGGAAGATGCTGTGTGGGATCAGTTGAAGCAGTACGGCACCGTAGCAACGGCAGATGGCGTGGAGACGTACAATGTCACGGCGACGGATTCTTATGAAATCGATACTGTCCGACACCTTCAGATAGGCACTTCTCCGCCGATTGAGAAAAAGAGCGATGCGGAATTCCGCACATTAAAACGGTCTTACACGAGCGAGGGCCAGCCTCTCTTTTGGCGTCAATACGCACGGAGCGGGGGATCAACAATTATCATTGAATTATTGCCGACTCCCGACACCATTTACACCATCGACACGGAAATCCTAATCAGGCCCAAATTGCTTGTGAACGCAAGCGATCCTACTGTTTTGGACGACGACTCACTTTTCCTGGGGGCGCTCGCCCTGGCGCGGAAGGAGCAGGGAGAGGAATACCAGGGCGATTTGGCAATTTTCCAGGCTTCATTTGGCCCGGAAGGAGATAACCAGGGCGATAGCAATTGGGGGGATGTTGAGCCAGCATGAAGCGATTGACACCCATAAGGCTTGATGATTTCACGGGCGGCGAAGCGAGCTGCTTCCCCATTTCCCGCATGCCCTCAAAGTATGCGCTTCTCATGCAGAATTGCTATATCAACGAAAGGGGCAATATCTCCAAAATCCCCGGCTATATCAAGCTCAATACCACACCCACGGGAACAGTCCTGCAAAGCGGGTATGAATTCAGAAAGACCGACGGGACAATACAAATCCTTGCGGCAGGGGGCGGTCATATTTACAAATTGAGCGGCGGTGAGCTGGTGTCAATAAAAAGCGGCCTCGATACGAGCGCAAAGGTGTACTTCTCCACGATGAACAACATTTGTATCATCACCAATGGAGTTTCGGGGCAGCAGTACAAGTATGACGGCACCACAGTGAGCGCCCTCGGAGGATCACCCCCTAATACATCGTTTAAATCCCATGTGCATAAGGGCAGGGTATGGATGATTGAGCGCACAAATAAAATGCTCGCAACCCACTCATCCCTCAACAATCCCGAAGAATATACAGGAGGCACGTCGGGATATATTGATTTTAAATATGTCCTCAAGGAAGGCGATGAATTGGTGGACATGTTCACCTATGTTGATCTCCATGTATTTGTCTTTAAGAACCATGTCGCCATTTATTCCGGGCAGACGCCATCCGGCGTAGATGCTGATTATCAGCTCGTCCAGCTTATAAAAGGTGTTGGTGCCATTACAACCGATGTGTTTCAGACATTGGGGACGGACGCCTTTATCCTGGGGCGCACAGGTATCAAGAGCCTGCGGCAGATCGTCACTACCGGCAGCATGACCGTTGAAGAAATGTCAAAGATGATTTCCCCGACGATCATGAATGAAATCGCGGCGGGCGGTTCTTTTTATTCGTCGGCCCATTACCCTAAATTCGGATGGGGATTATTGCTTCTCCACGGCAATGTATGGGCCTATTCGTATATCTGGAAAGCATGGAGCCGGATCGTCGGCGCGGATATAAAAGGCATGTTTACCGGGGGCGATGGCACTCTGTATCTTTGCGGGGAAGGGTATCTCTACCAGTTTGATTCAGGCTATTCATTTGCCGGGAACAATATTGAAATGGAATGGCAGACCGCATGGCTGGCATTGTCCAGGACAGGCGATTTTGTTTACCCGAAGATGCTTGAGATTATGTATTACCCGGCTGAAGTTTTTAGCTGTGATTTTTCGATTATATACGATTTTTCCAATATCTCATATGAAAGCATTGTGAATATCACAGGCCTGGGAGGGCCATCGTTTGACGATGTTACCGATATTGACGCGCTCAACCCCTGGGACGCGGCATTATCTATGTCTTACCGGCTGCCCTTATTTGGAAGGGGTCGCGTTGCGTCAATGAAGTTTAGAAACGTGTCGGCAACGGGGCCTGTTGAATTTGCGAATCTTAATTTGTGGGTGAAGTTATGAGTCAGCACGATCTTGAAATAACCACAGGCGATGCGAACACCGGCATTACTGTCCGTGCTCAATTGAATGCGGCTTTACAGGCGCTCGGTTCTTTAATGAGCGGGGCTACTGCCCCGACGACTACCTACCCGTGCATGTTGTGGGCTGACACGGCAACGGGATTGCTTAAAATGAGAAATACCACAAACACGGCATGGATCACCGTGGGTGATCTTAATACTACTTATTTGGGGCTTTCTTTAAGAGAAACTTTTGATGCCCATACCATATTGGCAGCGAATGTGGACAATACGCCGCTTGCCCTAACAATAGCAGAACAAAGAATAGTAGGCAGAAAAACAGGGGGCAACATCGCCGCATTAACAACAGCGGAAGTTCTTGCAATGCTTCTCGCGTCTACCACGGGGGGCGACTTGCCCTATTTTTCGGCTGCAAACACATTGGCGAGGCTGGCAAAAGCCGCTTCGGGAAATTACAAGCTGTTTCAGAACGTCGGGCTTACCGCTCCTGAATGGGGAGTGGGCATGAAAATCGGCTACACCAGTATTTCATGTCTTACTGATACCGGCTATATGTATATTACCGGCGTAGGATTCAAGCCTTCTTGTTGCATATTAATATGCACCGCGGATGGGACTGATGGCATTTACTCATGGTCGATTGGTTTTGACGACGGCAGCACTCACATATCTGTGTCAAAAGCTGCGCCATATACCAGTAAAGATGTCGATCCCGGTCGCAATAGATTTAATGATGCCCTCAGCTTTAAGGTGGAGAAGTATGACCATCCTACTCTCTATTCCCACTACGGTTATATAAGTAGCATGGATTCAGATGGATTTACTATGTATCGTGCAAAATACGGGACTTGGCCGGATGGTTATTGGCTTTACATAGGGTATTTGGCATTCAGATAACAAAGAGGCAATTATGGCACAGCATGACATGGAAATAACGAAGGCCGACGCGAACACCGGCGTTTCTGTCAGGCAGCAGCTTAATGATGCGCTTGAGGCGGCAGCTACAAATCAGTCAGGTCTTAGTGCGCCTTCCACGACATACCCTTGTCAATTATGGGCAGATACTACAAACGGTCTTCTTAAAATGCGGAACACGGGCAATACCGCATGGAACACAATAGGACTTCTGGATCAGGTGCTTTTTGATGCAAGCAAAAACATGATCTTGCCGAATAAGCTTGGCATTGGGATCACTAATCCATTACATATGTGCCATATAAGACTTGAGGACATTCTGTCTTTAGCGCTCGAACAGTACGCCGCTGGCGGTTATGTTTCAAATGCCTTAAGATTTCTTTCTGGACGAGGTACAGCAGCAAGCCCTTCTGCTTTACAAGACGGAGATGGGATTGGTTTAGTTACTGGTGCAGGGTATGATGGTTCAGCGATGTCAAGCAGTCAGGTATATATTTTTTATAAGGCGAATCAAAACTGGAGTACAGGTGCCAAAGGTACAAGAATTGAGTTCTATACAACTCCAAATAATAACATCACGCCTTCATTAAAATTAACAATTCCAAATGATGGAGGGCTTCAATTCCCTGCTTCTCAATTAGTATCCTCAGACCCAAATACCTTGGATGATTATGAGGAAGGGACATGGACGCCAACGATTAACAATGTAACTGTTGGAAATGGCACTATCGTAGGACGTTATACAATAATCGGGAATCGTGTTTTTGTATCTGGTGCTCTGATATTCGGTTCAACAACCAGTGTTACTGGTACAATAGCATCGGCATCTATGCCATTTACTGCGGCAAGTGATGGAATAATTAATTATATGATTCTGGATTCCGGCACCGGATATTATGGAGGG